TAGTGGCGTGGTCGATAAACCCGACTTCCTCGACCAACTCCCCGGTCTTTGCGCTGTACGCAGCGCGGGCGTTCGGCTCCTGCTCCACGCCCCACTCCATCGCTTGATTGGTGAAGGACGATGCCTTCTGCCCGGTCAAACGCTCCACGATGAGGTCAGCCATGTAGTTGGCGCGTGATGCGCCGTAGCCTGTCTTGGTCTTGGCGACCACATCAGCCACGCGGCTCGCGGTGACCTTGCCGAGCCGTGCGGCAAACCATTCGTCAGTTCTCTGTTCCATTACTGCAACTCCTTCTTGCGTGCGCTGAACGCATCCATGTGCGTTGCGCGGGTGGCGGGGTCAAGGGACTTGAACAGGGCGACGAGCGCAGCAGCGTCAGCCGCCGAAGCAATCTGCGCCAGCACCTCGGGGTTGGGTTCGGCCTTCTCTGCCTCGGGCAAGTCCTCCCCCGCGTAGATGTAAAGTCCGAGGCCGTGCATCGCAATCGCCTTCGCCAAACACCGCATGATGGCGGTGTTTACGGCAAACGCATCGGGGTCAACGATGGCTTTGTTCCTGTTGTCCATCACCGGGAGGATGCAGGTCTTGATGTCGCCCTTGATTTCGACGGACACCTTGACCATCGCCGTGCCGTTGCGGAGGTACATGACCGGGCTGTTGTCCCATTCGTGCGCCGTCCATCGCGCGCCGGGGTCAATCTTCAGCACCTCGGCCCACGCCCACGCCCACGACAAATAAGACAGGTTGCCCTTCTTTTCGATGTGACCGTTGACATTGATTTTTAAAAGTTCCGACATTTGTTGGCCTCCTTGTCGGCCTTGATGATTGCACGCAGTTCCTTCAGCAGTTCGCGGTGGCGGTCGATGTCAGCCTGCGTCCAGTTGAGGATTACAGGCTCGGTGTAGTACCGTTCTTCCTCGTTCTCCTGCTGCTGTCGCCAGTCAGCCACGGGCCACCTCTTCGGCTACGCTGCACGAACCGTCGCACGGGGCGATGATGGCGGCGAGGATGAACATCAAGGCAATCAGCAGCAGCCATATCGCTGCGCGCTTCATCGGGTCACTCATGGCCTATCCCCATCTTGACGAGGGCGTGCGTCAACTCGCGCTCGGCGCGGGCGTACTCCTCGGCTTTCCACGCGAGCCGCCAGAGGTCGATGGCGTTCGGCGTGTCGTCAGCAACCTCCTGCGCGAGCGCGCAGTCCTCGGGGTGTCGGGTTAACAGCATCCGCTGCCACGCGGCTTTAAGACGCTCGTCGGTGATTTTGCGGCTTACGACCGCAAGGGCTAACCACGGGTTCATTGCGCGACCTCCTGCTTGATTTCGTTGTGGAACCGAGCCGGGACTTTGGCGACGGTGCGCCCGTAGGCATCCTCAAAGGATTCGGGCAACGCGCCGTCAGCGATGTAAGCCCATGCCGTGCTGACCAAATCGCCGTCAGCGTCATACACACGACGCTCAACGCCGATGTCGGTGTAATGGTCGAGCGGCAGCGTCAGCGAATCGGCGTAACGCTTGGCATCGGCGTAGGTGTCGAAGTGATTGCTGTCAACGATGTCGTTGCAGCCGTCGCGGTAGTCCTCAATGAGTTCCACCGTCCATTCAAAGTATGCGGGCATATCTGTTGCTCCTGTTTGTGGATTACTGATTAGGACGGGCGGTAAACGGCTACACCGTCCGCGTTCTGAACCTCGGAAACAAATTCTTCGGTTTGCACAACGCCCATGTTGCGAAACCCGCGTTCATCATCTTCCCATGACCTGCGCGCTTTCCACTTGGCTTCGTCAGCGGATTTAGCCTCGACTTCCAATTCGTAAACGCGAGTCTCAACGCGAACCATCAAAACGGTAAATTTTTGCTTTTTCATTTCTGTTGCTCCTATCTGTGGATTGACTCAACACGGATAGGTTAACACAAGTTACCCCCCCCGTCAACACCCCCCTTGAAATATTTTTTACCCTCGTTAACCTCACCTGTATGGACATCCAGACCGCCCTTGCCGTCACAGGCTCTAAAGCCGCCCTAGCCCGTAAACTCGGGGTGTCCCGCCCTGCCGTCAGCAGGTGGTGCAAATCAGGGCGATTGCCGCCCATGCGTGTATGGCAATGGAAGGCTCTGGAAGCCGCCGCTGCGCCCTTTTCAGCGGCCCTAGAGCCGACCCCCCTGCCTACCCCTGCCCCGCACCACGAACCGCTATAAGCGGTTTCCGCAGACCCCTAAAACGACAAACCCCCGCACTTGGCGGGGGCTTGACGGGGCAGGGGGAATGCCCTTACGCTTGAGATGCTGTTCTCGCGTGATGGTCAATTTACACGGCTGTTCTAGCCCTGTCAAACACCCCACCACGCGACCCCTTGACACGGGCATCTGTCACCGGCGGGGTGGGTGCAACTCCCACATGATGTTCAATCATCGACCAGACACCGGACACCACGGTCTGGCGGGTCTACCAACCGCGTCCATACGGGCATAGGTTGGACCCTCTTGGCTCCCAATGTTCTTGGGGGTTAGGGGGGTCCTTTCCCGGTCCTCCGAGCATGGGTCTCAAGAGTTTATCTTCGACAAAGAATCCTAGAATCTAGAAGCCTAAACTAAAATTGTTGCGTTAACCTCCGTGAACAGTTACGCTTGCATCGTTCAACCACAAAGAGGTTCCGATGAACGAACTTGACCAACAGGCATGGGAGCGGTGGGTGGCCTACCGCAAGGCGATTCGCAAGCCCATTAAGCAAGCCAGCGAACACGCGATGAAACTCAAACTCGCGCGGTTTGGTGCTGACCAAGATGCGGTAGTGAACCAGTCCATCGCTAACCAGTATCAGGGCTTGTTTGAACTGAAGGACAAGAAGAAGCCCGACCGCCCGACCAAGACTCCAGAGCAGAAAGCCGCAGACGACGCGCTCTTTGTGCAGGCGCAAGAGCGGTGCGCGAGGGCATGGGACAAACTGGAGCCGTCCCCGCTGAACCGCTTGAAGTTGTGCGATGCGCTGTGGGCGCGTTACACCTTCATGCAGGATGGCGAGGCCGCGCGCGAAAAGATGGACTGGCTGCGCGGTGTCGTGGCTCTGCATCTGCGCGAGGCTGACGCGCATGATGTGCTGAACGACCCGCATCTCAAGACGATGGTGTTTTGTCTGTTTGGCCCGCGAGGTATCTCGCGCTTGAAGGAAAGGGAGGTGAAGCCATGAGCATCAACGACGGTGGCCCGGCGTTTCCGTTTTACCAATATGGCGTTCGGTATGGCGGCATGACCCTGCGCGACTGGTTCGCTGGGCAGGCGTTGGCGGGGATGTTGGCGAAGTACGGCATCGAAGATTCTTCAGTCGAAACCATGACGGAAGATTGTTATTTGCACGCCGACGCGATGCTTAAGGCGCGGGAGGTGAAGCCGTGAGCGACCTCATCCAGATTCCACGCGTCGTCGCCGTTGGGCTGCGCGAGGCGTTGCGCGACCACCTTGCAAATGTCGATGACGATTGTGGCGAAAGCGACTGCGATGAGTGCAATGCCGTGCGCCCGCTGCGCGATGCGGTGCGGGTGTTGGGAAATGCGCTGCGGGAGGTGAAGCCGTGAGCCGCATAACCCTGCCCCGCGCCGTGGTTGAGCAAGTGCGCGAGGCGTTTAAGGAACTCGACTACGCCAGCGAACCGGAGGTGAATGAGATAGCCCGCACCGCCCTCGACGCCCTCGACGCCGCGCTTGCGGAACCGGATGCCATCGCCCGAGCGGTTGAGGCCGAGCGGGAGGCATTGGCAGATTACGCCAATGCGCTTGCCGAGGCAGGGTGGAGCGCGGGGGCGATTGCAGACGCCATCCGTGCGAGGGGGAGCAATGGAACAGCCACCTGACTTCGGCCCGCTGTTCCGGTTGCTGCGCGATGCGCTCATCGTGATGCTAGCAATCCTGTTGTTCTGCGCGCTGTTGCTGAAGGTCGCTACATGACCCGCACCTGTAAGCAATGCAACCAAAAATTCGCGGGCGCGTCGAGCATCCTCCAACATCGACTCGGCGCGTGTGGCGGCGAGGAACTCTTGAAGTCACGCGGGTGGGTCAAGACGCGCGCGGGGTGGGTGTCGCCGCAGCGCGCAGCCGCCGACAAACGCCGTGGAGTTTGAACGGCTGATGAAAAACCGACTCGCGCCCCACATTGATTACGGCGCGTTTCTCGGTCTGCTGCCGAACAACCCCAAAGCCTGTCCCTGCAATATTGACGGCATCATTGAGCGCAAGGGCAAGTTCCTTGTGCTTGAATGGAAGCGCGAGAAGGAGCCTATGTCCGAAGGGCTGCGCCGAACGCTACAGGCACTCGCCGCTACGCCGAACTTCCAAGTGTGGGTCATTAGGGGCGATACGGACGAAGGCTTGCGGATTGCGCGGTTCTTCTTCGTGCCGCCCGTGGGCAAGGCGATGCTGCTCGGGGAGGGCGTGGAGGAATTCGTGCGCGCCTACAAACTCTGGTACGAATGGGCTGACGGGTCGTTCTGATGCGATACCGCGCGCGCCGTGACGCGAACGAT